GGCCGCCGCCGGCTCCCGTGCCGACGGCAAGGGAGCGCGCCAGCCCTACTGCGCCGGGCGAGTGCGGGTAGCTGCGGCGGCAGTCCAGACGCGGCTCAACGTATCGAGCACCTTGGCCGCATTGAAAGGCTTGATGATGAATCCGGCGGCACCGCCCTGGATCGATTCCTGCACGTTTTCCTTGCTCGGGCTGCCGGTGACCATGAAGACGACGGTTTCCGGGCGGGCTTCCTTGATCGCCTGCAGGGCTTCCAGACCATCCATTTCCGGCATCACGACATCGAGACAGACGATGTCAGGGTTGTAGCGCTGCACGGCCTCCACCGCCAGCAGGCCATTCCGTGCCTCGCCGATGATTTCGTAGGCCTCGCTGCGCAGGATGCCGCGCAACAGTGTTCGCATCACGTTGTCGTCATCGACGATGAGGACTTTCGGGCTGTTCGGTTTCATTGACTTGCTCCGCCACCGGCGGATTCCATGGAGGCAATTGCACAGACGCGGTTGCGTCCCTGATCCTTGGCCTGGTACAGGGCGTTGTCTGCCGCCTTCAGCAGCTTGGCAGCACTGGTTTCCGGCATCGCGACGCAGGACGAGACACCGACGCTGATCGTGACGTGGCCTGCTTCGCTGGCCGCGAGCGGCATCTCCAGTGCCGAGACGGCGGCGCGCATGCGTTCGGCGACGGTGACGGCACCGGCGAGCGGCGTGTCGGCGAGGATTACCGCAAACTCTTCGCCGCCGTAACGGGCGACGACGTCACCACCCCGGTCGAGCGCGCCGACCAGTGCCTGCGCGACATTGCGCAGGCAGGCATCGCCGGCCGGGTGGCCGTGCGCGTCGTTGTAGGCCTTGAAGTGATCGATGTCGCACATGAGAACCGCGATCTCGGTGTTCTGCCGCATCGAGCGTCGCCACTCGCGCTCGAGGACTTCCTCGAAATGGCGACGGTTGGCGATTTCTGTAGCGCGGCGCGAATTTTGACACTGTTTTGCGCGATATTTGGCACCGCCACCAATTTCAACAGCCGCAAGTAAATTCAGAACAGCGCGCCCATCACCTCCGGCTGGTAATTGGTAATCACCAGCTCTCCACTCTCCTTCGGCTTCCCCTGGTTGTTGGCCACGCTGTACTTAATGTCCAGCTCGTGGAACGCCATGCCGTCAAAGCACTGCCTGATCGCGGGGTGATCGTTGATGGACAGCATCACCTTCCCCTTGCAGGTCCGCATGGCGTCGCTGAGGCGCTCGTACTGGTCCCACGGGAACGGGACGCCGTAACCTTCGGTCTCCCAATAGGGAGGGTCAGCGTAGAAGAAGGTGTGCGGGCGGTCGTAACGCGCCAGGCAGTCGTACCAGGGGAGATTCTCGACCGTGGTGCCGGCCGCCAGGCGGAGATGAGCGGCGGACAGGCTTTCCTCAATGCGCAGCAGGTTCACCGATGGCGCCGTGGTGGCCGTGCCGAAGGACTGGCCGCTGACCTTTCCGGCGAAAGCATGGTGCTGGAGGTAGAAGAACCGCGCCGCGCGCTGAATGTCGGTGAGCGGCTCGGTGGGCTGCTGCTGCAGCCACTTGAACACCTGGCGCGACGACAGCGCCCACTTGAACTGCCGGACAAACTCCTCCAGGTGGTGCTGCACGACGCGGTACAGGTTCACCAGTTCGCCATTGATGTCGTTCAGCACCTCGACCGGCGCAGCCACCGGCCGGAGAAAGTAGAGCGCAGCGCCGCCGCAGAATAGCTCGACGTAGCACTCGTGGCGCGGGAAGAGCGGAATCAGCCGGTCGGCAAGGCGGCGCTTACCGCCCAACCAAGGGATGATGGGGTTTGCCGGGTTGTTAAGGATCGCTGCCATCGTTTTTCTCCTGTGGCGCACCTGGTGTGCGCTGGGGAGGCTCGACGGCCTTCAGGTTGTTCAGCTGCCCGCAGCGCGGGCACTTGATCGCCAGACGGGTGTAATCCGCCTCGGCCAGTTTCTTGTTGCAGTTACTGCATCGAACCTCTTTCACCGAGTTGCCTTTTGCGTGTAGGCTTCGGCCCGCTGTGATCACAGCACGGTGCCTTGGCCAAACGCAGGCGGTAGCTGCGGGAGGTGGCCGTTCCGGGTGCTCCAACACCCGAAACGGTCGCACCGTCTCTTCTCCTAGCTTGCCGTCCTGGCCGCGCAGAAGTCGCGGAAGCCGTCCGCCACCAGCTGCACCTCCTCGAAGCTGCAGCCGGGGATGAAGGTATAGGCCAGCCGGACGTACTCCGCCTCGATCTCGCGCGCCTTGACGGCGGCGGCCGTGTTCTCGGCCAGCACGTAGCCGGCGAACTGCGCCGCCGAGATGCCCATGCCGGCCGCCATCGCGCCGAGGTAAGCCTCGGCCGTGGTGCCGTCGCGCATGATCGTCGTGGCGCCGGCGCCCGCCGTCAGCGCCTGGGCGGCCCTCAGATTTTCCGAATACACCTCGGAGACGCCGGTCGAGCGCGGGAAGTGGTCGAGCGCCGCCTGCCGCTGGCGCTTCACCTCGGTGATCGCCGTCTGGCGCAGCTGGTCGAGATCCTTCGGCTCGGCCGTCAGCGTGCCGTCGCCGTTGTCGCGCACGGTGAAGAAGCGCTCGTCCGGGCGATCCGGGTTCGGGCGATCCTCGATGCCGAGCGCCGCGCGGCCCTCGGGCGAAAACAGCGGGCCAGTACCGGCGGGGTAATTGATGCCGTCGACACCGGCCGGGCAGCCGTCCGGGTAGATCGTGCCGTCGGCGTCGAGGCCATAGCCAGCAGCCGGGAGGGTGAAGGTTTTGCCATCCTTGATGAACATGGTGAGGTGCTCCTGTTAGCGGGCGTTGGCGTAGCGGAAAGGAAAAGCCGCAAGGTTGAATGTGACGTAGGTGGCGCCAGGCACGTTCGGGTTGTTGCCGGAGGCTGCGCGAGACTTCATTCCGTTCGAGACGATGTCAACGCGGATCAGCGACGAGTTCTGGCCGACGGAGGACTGCACGTACAGATCTTCAGAAATAACGTTCCGCGGGCTTCGAACGATGTCCCAGTCGAACCAGTCGCTGGTGGCTTCGATCCGCTTCAACAGAACCAGCCCAGCGCTGAGGCCAAGATTGGAGAAAGCGTCCTGAGCGTTGAATTTCGCTGCCTTTGAAAACCCATCGACCTCCGCCAGCGAAATCCAGCGATAGGTTCCGGATGGCAGCGCCGCTGCCGCTGTAAAGCCTGACGCCGTCACCGTATTGATACTGGCATCCGTTGTCTCGCCGTCCATCGTATTGAGATAGAGCAGCTTCCCGGCAGTGAGGTCAGGGTGATAGACGTAGAACGCCCCGCCACCCACGCTCTCGCGGTGCAGGATGATCATCTTTCGGACATTCGACAGGCCGTCGCTGATGACGCTGGCGACCCCGTTCGCATGCACGAAGGTACCGGTCGCCACGCCGTTCGCGGCCGACACCTTGAGCGAATAGCCGACATAGCTCGATCCCGAGAAGGCCGGGACGGCCGCCTTCGCATTCGGCGTGCTGGTGTCGAGGTGGTGCGCAAGATCGTCGGAGAAAATCCAGCGCCAGCCCTCTGCCGTTGAGTCATACCGCTTGATGATGTCGATGTAATTCGACCAGCCGGCGCGGGCTGCTGCCAGCGTCGATTGAATGTTTGCGCCAGAGGCAGTCACTTCGACAAAGGCGCTGCTCGATTTCATCGGGCCGGCTGGTTTGATCGGGAGGTTTTTGGTGTTTGGCGCCAAGTGCCCTGCGGGCGGAGAGAAGGCGAAAGCGCGTTGCCCCGCATTGATGTTGGCGGTATGGGGGCCGGTGTTCGTACCATTACTGCACGCAAGAAGCCATGTTGCCCCAGGATCAATTGCAAACACCCCTTGGCTTACCCCATTTTTAAAAAATTCGATCGTGTTGTTATCAAAGTCTGGCGCAGCCCCAATAACGTCATTTACTGCAAAGGTCGCCCCGTAGGCAGTCGAAACGCCATTCAGGAACTTGTTTCCATTGAACCCGTAATACCCGACGCCTCCGCTAGAAAACACCCCCATTGACGCCGCGCCGGCCGTCGTCTTCACGATCCCGACCCCGAAGGCGGCCCCGGTCATCGCCGTGGGCGTTACCTCCCAGTACCACTTGCCTTTAGCGAAAAGGAAGGTTCCGGTGACGGTGTTGTCCGAAACTGAGGCAAGCGTGAAATCTAAGTTGCCGTTAGCAAAGGTGTTCGCTCCACGCTGGTGCATAGGATTCAGTGTGCATGCGTTTTTTGTGGTCGTATCTTCCAGCCAGTCACAACCGGCACCTGCCGCGACGCTTAGATTCGTCGGCGTCCAGTCGTTGTTGTTGCCGCTACGGTCCTTGCCGAGCGCGGCCGCAGTGGCGGCGCTGCCGTCTTCGAAGTCGAGCCAGAAGCCGAGCGTGCCGTAGGTGCCGGCATAGCGAATCGGGCGGCCTTGCCCCGTCCGCGGATGCACGCGACGGAATGCCGCAGAGGTAAGGAACTGGCCGTCGATCTGGCGGATGTTGGACATGATCGCTTCGGCCGAATAGACATTCCCGGTCGTCCACATGCCACGGCCAATGCTATGCACGACGCCGGAACGGTTCCACCAAGTGTCTGCATTCTGCGTCCAGTTCGACGAGCTGAACGATGTCACATCACGGCCATCCACCTCGATCCGGACGCCGGCTTCCTTGGTGGCGGCCGTGGTATCGATCGCCACCGTCACGTTGGCATGGCCGCAAAGATCCCGGAACAGGCTCAACGACTTCGCGGCGAAGGTGAGCGAGCCGTTGTTCGCATCCACCCAGAGCAGGTTGTCGGCGCCGTTGAAGTAGATCTTGAAGGCCGAGGTCGAGCCGCCGGCGTGGAACAGGGTCTGGTTCGTATCGAGCGCCGTGCGCTTCAGGTCGAAATTGAGTGTGAAGGTCTTTGAGTTTCCGGCAACACCCGGTGTCCATGTCAGGGATGGCGCGTCGGCGCCGTTGAAGCGGACGCTGTGTCCGACCTTGAAGTACTCGTCGAGCGGATCGCCATCCCCGCACATCATCAGCGGATGAGGTCCGGCCGGGATCACGATACGTTGCTCCGGACAGCGAAGCTGATGGTGCCATCGGTCAGCACCTGGCCGATGATCTCGTCCCAGGCGCTGGCAACCTGCGTCTGCGGCGGGATCGCGGCGCTGCCGCCGACGTACTTCCAGTTCGAGGCGAACGACCAGTTGCGCAGGGTTCCGGCCGATTGCTGCACGCGGATCGAGAACCACGTCGCCTTGCCGGCACCATGCGTGGTGTAGCCGTTGCCCATGACGATATCGCCGGTGACCTGCCCGCTGAAGTTACTGGCGGCGGTGAAATCGAAGTTAAGCGTGCCGGTGGTGGCCGGGAGGTTGCCGACGGTGCCGCCTTGACCGGCGGTGAAGATGTTGGCGACGTCGGCGCGCAAGCCCAGTGCATCCGGATCGACGAACAGCACCGTCGCGCTCTTGGCGATGCCGATCACGATGCCATCGACCGGCACCACGGCGGTTATGGCCCCCGGCGTGGCCGCGTCGAGGTAGTAACGGGCGCCCGGTGTGAGGCCGGCGAACAGCGGGCATTCGCCGTAGAGATAGACCTTGGCGTTGGCCACGTCGGCAATACCGACCGCGCGGTTGTTGGCGGTGCCGTCGGCGATCGCTTCGTCGAAGCGGTTGTTGGCGCTGTCCCAGCGCACGACCTCGCCGTCGGCCACGCTGGCCTCCAAGGTGGCGTTACTGATCACCACAGCCTTCTGCGCGCCGACGACGAATTGCTGAATCGCCTGCAACAGCTGGCTGCGGTTGTTCGCATCGAGCACGATTCCCGCCGCCTCGATGACGTTGCAGATCTCCTCCTGGACATCGTTGCACCAGGCGGCGGAGAAATCCGTCGCCGGTACCGCCAGTGCGCGGTTGCCGTCGCGGAAGCCAGGCTTGCCCAAACCGAACAGGTCGAGCACTTTCGTCAGGGTGTCGATGCGAAACATGTCAGGAGACTCCGTAGGCAAAAAGAAGGGTGGTATCGGCCGGCTTGTAGCGCCGGATCATGCATTCCAGTTGGCGATTACCCCACGCCTGCAGCGGGTCGTCGCAGGCCGAGTTGCAGTTGGCGATGAACAGCGCTGAGTCCTGCAACAGGTCGAGCCGCCAGACGATGCGCCACTCCTCGCCGCAGACGGGCGAATTGCAGTGGTCGTTGCAGGTCGCCGGCCGGAACTCCGTTACCTCGGCGTCGGCATAGCCGAGCGCAGCGGCGAGCGAGATGAAGTACGGGCGGGACTGGCCGCCGATGCCGGTGATCTTCGCCAGCAGTGCGGCGCGGCGCTGATCCTTCGATTGCGCCTCGCCTTCCAGGCATTCGTCGGGCAGGCCGTAGTTGCGTTCCCAGTCGGGAAGCAGCGCCGAGGTGGATTCGGGCTCCATCTCCAGCGCCAGCGCAAACGCCGACTGCAATGCCTGGTCGAGCACTGCGCCTTCCGCCTCCAGCTCCGCCGAGATCCGCGCTGCGTTCGTGTCGATGCTCTCCGGCGGCAGCAGGCGCTTGAGCAGGTCGGCGTGCCGAAACTCGCTCATCGTTACTCAGCCAGCGAGAGGGTGAGGTCGCCCAGGACGCACATGCGGATTGCGCCGGCATCGACCGGCGCCGGCACGTTGGCCAGCGGCGCGATCGGCACGACGTCGACGACGCCCGGCACGTCCATCATGATCGACTTGATCCGGTTGAAGATCGCCGTCTCCCCCGGCTGCAGGCTGTCGAAATACTCCTGGAGCGCCGCCAGGATGGCCGGCTCGACCGAAGCGAGCGTAACGCCAGCCGCAAGCACCAGCCCGGCCGCGACATCGACCACAACCGGAAGCGGACCAACGACCAGGGCGTCGGTCGTCGGTGGCCGCTCGGCGTCGATCGCCGCCTGCACGGCCTCGATCAGCTGCAGGCTCGGCAGGCCGCCGGTCGCACGGATCACCACATCGACCGAGCGGTAGTTGCGGCGCTCGTGATAGACGACCGTCGTGCCGAAACGGACGCCGGCGACGGCCTCCGCCCAGTTGACGTAGTCATGGTCGGCGCCGCCCTGCGGCGGTTGACGCATGCGGCGGAGCAGCCGCTGCAGCAGCCCGGCAGCGTCTTCCTTGTCATCGCCGCCGGTCATCTGCAGCACCGTGGCCAGGCTCTGCACGCCCGCCGGCGCCGCAATGAGATTCAGGGCCAGCCCTGCAGCAGCATTACTGCTCAGGCTGGCGACGATGGCTTGGGAAGCGAGATCCAGAACGCCGCCGGCCGGAATCTCTCCTGACTCGGTCGTGACGTAGGCAGTGCCGTCAGGGCGGCGCGCCTCGGTGCCAGCCGGCACCGTCGCCCCCACCTGGCCGGTGAAGCGCAGCGTACCGGTAGCCGCCGACGCCGGCTTGTAGTAGAGGCCGAAGCGTGCTGCCCGGCGCACCAGGATGTCTTCGTCGCACAGATCCTCCAGAATCTGCCTCGCCAGCCACTCCTGATGCTGGTAGAGCCCCTGCACTGCGCTCGCAGTGGCGGTGCCCCGCACCCAATGGTCGGAATCCTCAGCGACGTCCGCATCCGGACGAAGGTTCTTGATGTCGCGCAGATAGCGGGCGCGGATCTGCTCCATGCTTGGCGTAACCCAGGGCATCAGGCCACCTCCACCGGATGTTCGAAGTACTGCACCCCGCCGGTCGCGTCCTCGACCTCGACGCCGAGGCGCATACGGCCATCAATGCGCGGCGTGGTAACGCGGACGGCCGTCGCACGGTCGTCATCGAGCAGCGGCTGCAGCGCCTCCTCGGCATATTGCTTGGCGAGCAGGGCAACGCGTGCCAGATCCTTTTCGCGGCGCAGCAGATGCAGGCGGGAACCGAAGTTCGGGTCCGACCAGTAGGTACCGCGCGGGGTCATCAGGCGCAGATAGACCGCATTGCCCAGGTCGGCGATGCGGCTGCCGTCGTAGTCGGCGGTGTTGGGGTCGATGCGAGATTGCATGGCCGCCAGCCTACGCGCGCGCGTGAAGTCAATGCAGGGCGAAAGGCTTCATCCGACGATCTGGTAAGGGTTGAGCGGCTCGTCGGTCGGCCCGCCTCCGTCGTTTTCCGGATGAAGGTGGTTGTCGTATTTCCAGACGAACTCGTTCATCGCGTAGCCACCAGCGTTGTTGTTGTCGACGATCATGTCGCCGCCAACTGTCACGTGGTCGGACACGCCCAGCTCCGGCGTCTCGATCTGCATCGTGTCGGCGGCAGTGGCACGAATCACCGGCGCCGTAAACGAGATCTCCTCGTCGGCGACAACTTCGTAACGCCGACAGCGCGCCGCGATCACGCGGCCACTCTTGAGGTGCACCCAGTGGTCCGGCTCGGTCGTGTGATACAGCGCGCACTCGCCGGGCGCCACCTCGACGCGATACTGACCGAACTCGGTGGCGATGATCACGCTGTGTTTGGTCTTTCCGCCCAGCGGTACCACGATCTTCTTGGTCCCCGGCGGCGGCCCCGAAACGAAACCGCAATGCTGGTAAAGCTCCATGTCCTGCAGCGGCTCGCCCGACAAGCCCTCGCCCTGGACGAGCATCGGCTCTGCGCCGCGGTGGCGGTAGCCCGAGATCACGCCGCGGAACGCCTGGCGCACCGAGGCCATCGCGCGGCCGATCTCCCGACGAGCAACATCAAGCGGATTCATCACTCCTCCACCGGCGAACGGTTGGCGGCATCCCACACGCGCATCGGCAGGCCGTTCTTGCCACGCCGGTGGCGGCGCTTGTGCGGATGCGCGGCGACGATCCAGACGCCGTCTTCCTTCAGCGTCAGCACGGTCTGCGGCCGCTCGCTCTTGCCGCCGGTCATCGACGTCGCCATCAGAAAGCAGACGCAGTCCAGCCGCCGCGCCTCGTCGATCACATTCACCCGCACGCCGGGCCGCCATGGCTGACCATGGCCGGGCATGCCCGGCGCGTCGATGCGGTGGCCGCGCACCGTCGCCGTCAGCGTCCAGCGCTCCAGGCGTGCATCCATCGCCAGCTTCCGCGCCCGCTCCTCGGCGTGCTTGGGCGTATCCACCTCGTGGTCGACGACGATCTTCGGCCGGTAGAACGGTACCGACGGGTCTTTCCAGGTCGCCTTCACGGCGTGCTGCGCCACGCGCTGTTCACCGCCGCCGTGCGTCTGCGCCAGCACCGTGATCTCGCTGTAGCTATCGGCGATCGCATCGTCCAGGTCGAAGTCGAGCACGTTGTTGCCGCGACCATCCAGCCGCATCACCAGTGTGGCCACCGGCGGCGCCTCGTAGTCCGGCCCACCGACGATCAGCGTACCGTCCGGCTCGAACCACGGGAACAACCCATTCGCCTCGGCGGCATGCAGCAGCGCGTCCCAGGCCGTGTCGCCCGGTTCGACGTTCACCTTCTCGACGCGCAGCGCGTTCTCCGCCGAGACCCGCACCTTCGTGTCGGGCAGGATCGGCCGCACGATGCGCGTTACCACCTCCTCCAGCGTCAGTTGCTGCGCCGACATGATCGGCGCCGAGCAGTCCAGCAGCTGGCCGGCCAGGTCGCGGCCGGGAATGTTCAGCTGCACGCCGTCCTTGGCCGTGCGCGACTTGACCCGGTCGAGCCGGCCGACCATCAGCCGGTCG